AAACTTGTAGGCGAACCAGAATACTTTGGTATATTTGGTTTTAGTTATTATGATAATTCAAAAGATAAAGTTCAAGCTCATAAAATAGAAGGTGTGGAAATATCTTTAAAAGCAATACAAGATGGTTCTTATCCGATTAGTAGACCATTATACTTTTATGTAAAAAATCAACACATTGGTGTGATACCAGGTATTAATGAATATGTAAAAGAGTTTACTTCAAAACGTGCTAGTGGCAGTAGAGGTTATTTAAGAGATTTAGGTTTAGTGCCTTTGGCAAATCCAAAAGAATCAATATCTAAAGTTGAATAAAAAAGTTGTATAAATAACTATACCACACCAAGAAAAGGTGCCTCACCTCCACATATAGGCACCTTTTCACTCACACAACAACAAAGGAATTTTGGTACAGACAAGTTGAATCGAACAACTGACTTCTGAGCCACATTCAGGCGTTTTACCACTAAACTATGTCTGCTCGTCTATCTATGGTAGATAGCAAAAGTATCAGCATAAGCCATATGGCAAAAAGAAGAAACTCGTCTATAGCCAGGTTTTGATTTACCTCTATATCTAATTCTTAAAGGTTTTACTTTTTTAGAAAACTCTTTAAAGAAAGATAGATACTTCATAGGTATACCCTTAGCTATACTAAACTCATTTGGATGAGATATGTATTGCTTGGCAATCTTATTACCTACATCTTTGAGTTCTTTATATCTTTCTGTATTCATAATTTTATCAGCGTACAACATTTAACCTCTCAATCTTCTCTGACTATCCATATATAACGGACCAGTCCAGTTAATATAATAATCACCAGTTAAAACATTACCTCTAGCAGCATTTTGAGCAGGGGCATTATAACCAGCAGGCTTCAATATATCACCTTTTTTAAATTTATCAGTATCTTCTTTTACAATAAAAGCAAATACGCTTCTATCTTGTACAACTTTGATAAATTTTTTACCAATAAAGACTTTAGTTTTAGAATCATATTCTTTTAATTGAGTATCGCCATATGATCCTGGTACTATTTCTTTTCTACCATTAGAAGTATGAAAGTTCTCATAATCAGCTTTAGCACCTGACATCATATTTTCCATACCCTCTTGTAAGTCTTTTGCTTTCCAATTAACTAATATAGTCATTATTTTGCCTCCGAGTATAAGATTTGAGAGTATAACGCTAAAGCATAACTAGCGATACCCAATAAGGCCATTTGGCCACATAATAACCAATTATTATTCATTGGTATACCATTGTATCCGCCGTCAATAGCGCCAACAGCACCTACCATACACAAAGTACCAACGGTAGCCATTGTAATGGTCATATATTCTAAAAACTTTTTCATAGTGTTTATCCTTATTTGTTAGTGTTATCAATAAACATTGCTGTAAACTTTGATTTTAATAGATTTAAAATACTCATAGGAATCGCATTAGTAATAATACTAATTAAATAACCATCAGTAGTAATTGAATTGTAGTGAATATCATTATCATCAAACTTTTTCTTTAGTCTATCAATATCAATATCACCATTAAGCATTACTGGTTTCATCAATGTTATTTTTTTTGTCATTACTCGTCCAATATACCACAGATTCGTTAAGAAATCAAGCGAAAAAAGCCTTTTTTTTAGCTTTTTTTAGCTTTTTTTCAAAATGTTCTCTTTTTGTTCGCTTTTTTAGCGCTTTTTTTGACTAATAAATAGATATAAAAAGGAAAATTATGAATTATTGTCAAAATTGTGGGCACGAAGCTCATTGTAGCGAAAATTGTTTACAGGATTACGGCGAATCAGAGAAAACCGTTTGTTGTACGACTTGCCGTTGCGAAACAGACGAAGAAAATGACAAATTTTTAGAAGATTTAGCAAATAATACGCCAAACTCTAGTCAATTTGATGAAGATTCATTTAACGGAGCATAAAAATGGCAAAAATGAGAAAATTCCTGTTTTGGAATGAGGCAGGTGACGAAAAAGAAAAAGAAGCGTTAAGTTTAAAGAAAGCAATAATGTCAGTTCAATCAGATTTTAAAGATAGAATGATAAGTGTTGAATATATCAGTAAAAAAGGCAAAGAAATGTGCCACGGTATTTTTATACCAATTGGTAGAAAAGTAAAACAAGCGTTAGTACAAGAAAGACGAATGGCGGCTGCTAAAGCTAAACGAGAGTCATTAAGAAGATAAAATGAAAGGCAATTTTCAAGTTTTAATAGACAAGAAAGTTAAAAAATTTACAAATTACGAAGATATACCAAAGACTATAAATGAGGTAATTTGTTTTGAACCTGATTTTCCTAAACCACCTCATACTGAGGAAGAACATAATTTTATATCATCATTTAACGATAAATTAAAGGAGTTATTAAGTCGTGCCAGCAGTAACTAGAATAGGTGACGCTGACGTTGCTCATTGTTCAGGAATGACAAGGGCTGTAGGGTCAAGTAATGTTTTTGTAAATAGTATTGGTGTATCTCGTCAAGGCGATAATAACACTAGTCATTTATTACCAGGTGTGCCTTGTCCTGCTCACTCAGCTCCTATTGCTGTAGGTAGTTCTACGGTTTTTGTAAACGGAAAAGGCTGTGGTAGAATAGGTGACGCTATATCTGGTTGTACCAGCGTAGCAGCAGGTTCTTCTAACGTATTTGCTGGATAGTCTTATAAATATTAAGCGATATGGCAAACTATGACGCTTCAGTTACGAATAAAAGTAAAAAAAGTGTAAGGACGTATAAAGACTTAAACTTGGATTTTACTAGAAACACCGTTACAAATGACGTTGTTAAAATAGAAGATGTTGAAGCAGTAAAAAGATCAGTTAAGAATTTAGTACAAACTAATTTTTACGAAAGACCATTTCATCCAGAGTTAGGTTGTGGAATTAGATCATTATTATTTGAACCGTTTACACCTGTAACTGGTATTTTTGTTAGAAGAAAAGTAGAAGAGGTCATAACTAATTATGAGCCTCGTGTAAGATTAGATCAAGTGGTTGTAACTGAATCACCTGATAGAAATAGTTTAGAGGTAAGAGTAGTATTTTATACTTTAAATTTACCTAATCCTGTAACCGTATTAACAACATTAAGAAGAATAAGATAAAATGGCCTCAAATAAATTAACCGTATCAGATTTTGATTTCGATAATATCAAAACTAATTTAAAAACTTTTTTACAAAACCAATCTGAATTTCAGGACTATGATTTTGAAGGATCTGGTTTTGCCGTTCTTTTAGACCTTTTAGCTTACAACACACACTATCTAGGTTTCAATGCTAATATGTTAGCAAATGAAATGTACCTAGACTCAGCAGACATAAGAAAAAATATTGTGTCGTTAGCTAAAATGTTAGGTTATACCCCTACATCAGCAAAATCACCAACAGCAAATATTGATATTACAATTAATAACGGATCAGGTGCTACGGTAACTATGGCCAAAGGCACGGTGTTTACATCTACCGTTGATGATATAGCTTATCAATTTGTAACAAATACTGAAACAACAATATCACCTGTTGAAGGTGTTTATAAATTTTCAAGTGTGCCAATTTACGAAGGTACTTTAGTAACATTTAAATATACGGTTGATACAAATGATACAGACCAAAAATTTTTAATACCAAGTAATAGAGCTGACATAACAACTTTAAAAGTTTCAATTCAAAATTCGTCTAGCGATACTACAACACAAGTTTATACTAGAGCAACAAGTATGACGAGTATAAATGATGAAAGTAAAGTTTATTTTTTATCTGAAAGTGATGAAGGTAAATATGAAGTTTATTTTGGTGACGGTATTGTAGGTAAAGCATTAACAGACGGCAACATTATAATTTTGGAATATATTGTTACAAATAGAACAGCAGCTAATGGCGCTTCTAGTTTTGCTTTATCAGGAGCAATTGGTGGTTTTTCAAACGTATCAATTAGCACCGTTTCAAATGCTCAAGGTGGTTCAGAGCCACAAACAAAAGAATCAATTAGATTTAATGCGCCTTTACAATATTCAGCACAAGATAGAGCAGTTACAACAAGTGACTATGAAACAAAAGTTTTAGAATTATATCCAAATGCTCAGGCCGTTTCAGCTTGGGGTGGTGAAGATGAAGAAACACCTGTTTATGGTACGGTAAAAATTTCAATTAAGGCTGCTTCAGGTTCAACATTAACAAATGCTACTAAATTAGATTTAGTAACACAATTAAAAAAATTCAATGTAGCTTCAGTTGTACCAGAGATAGTTGATCCAGAAACAACATCTGTTTTATTAACTAGTCAGGTAAAATATGATTCAAAATCAACAACTAAAACATCTGATACAATTAAATCAAATGTTATAACAACATTAACAAATTTCAACACAACAAACTTACAAAAATTTGATAATATTTTTAGATATTCAAAAGTCTCAAAAGCAATAGACGATACTGATACATCAATATTATCAAACATTACAACTTTAAAAATTAGAAAAGAATTTACACCAACGTTAAATAGTTCAACTCTATACAACATCTATTTTAGAAATGCTTTATATAATCCTCATAGTGAACATAATAAGGCAGCTGGCGGTATTTTAGAATCGACAGGATTTAAAGTAGATGGTGATACAACAAATGAAATGTTTTTAGATGATGACGGAGCAGGTAATGTTAGAAGATATTACATAGTTTCTGGTGTTAGAACATACGCTAACAATACACAAGGTACAATTAATTATGATACTGGTCAAGTTACACTAAACTCATTAAACATAGCTACTATATCTAATATTAGAGGTTCTTCTTCAACCGTAATTGAGTTAACGGTAAAACCAAATTCAAATGATGTTGTACCTGTAAGAAATCAAATAATAGAAATTGATACTGCTAATTCATCAATTACCGTAACTGCTGACACTTTTGTTGGAGGTTCTGCTGACGCTGGTGTAGGATATACAACAACAAGTAGTTACTAATGGCCACATTTAAAGATAAACTTTCCTTATTAATAGA